TCGCTTCGGAAATTCTGGCCGAGTTCAAACAGGGCGTGATCACTCTGACTAAGACCGTGCCGGGCGAGCCTGATCCATCCACGCCGTGGATACCGGGCGAGCCGGTCGAGGTCACATATCCTCTCGACGCAACGGCCAAGCCGGTAAGCGAGGAATTCATCAACGGCACCACGATCGTTGCCACCGATATCGAGATTGTCTCGGCTGTATTCGGTGCTGATCCCGATCCCGCCGACCAGATGGAAATCGACGGCCGGCCCGCGACGATCATCGAGGTCGTGCGGATACCGGCCGCCGGCACTGTTGTGGCGTGGCGGCTCATTATTAAGGGGTAAGCTGCCGAAAGAAATCCTTCCGGCGTTTGCGGATGTGTCGAATGAACCAGTGAGTGTTTTTGAAGGTATCGTCGGTTCTCAGCAATCTCGCATATGCCTCGCGCGCCTCATCGCTTTCATTGATGAGTTCGAGCATGTCTATGACGTAATCCTCAACCAATTGCCCGGACGCGCCGTTCAGCAATCGGTCCCTTTGAATGGCGGCGGCAGTTTCGATCAGATTGCACAGGTCTCCGAATGCAACCATTCGTTCGTGCGAGTCTATTGCGGTCCTGAAATAGCGATCCCATGCTCCGATGAAGGTATCGGATAAGGCTATGGCCGCAGCAGCAGAAGTCGCCCTTCTACTTTGACGGCTTTGGGAAGCAGTATAGAGGAGGGAGGCTGCGCCAACCGGCACGCCCACCAGCGTTGCCAATTGCGCCCAGAACTCCATGTCATTCCCTGGGCGGCTTCTCAGAACTACCTCGGCTCGCTGCGCTGACGCCAGCCGTAGTTTCCGGAGCTGGGGCTCCGCTCGAAGTCGTAGCTGACGACCCAAGTCCAGCAAACGGCTTCCCGAGATGAACTCTCGTCTGGGCTTTAATGATAACCTGCTGTTCAGAAACAACTTTCGGCTTTTCTTCGGTCATCACCGGTGCCCTCGAATCCTATTGCAGCGTTTAAAGCGATAAAGGAGGCTAACGACATTGGCAACACAACGCCAGATATTCGAGGCTCTTGCCGCCCGGTTCGAGCCCCGTCTTCGCGATGCCTTCCTCGAGGCGATCATCGAGATCAAGTCCTCCGTGACGCTGCGCCTGCTCGTTGATCGCCTGGAACGCGGTGATATTCAAGGCGCTTTGGACGTGCTCCAGATCGAGCGGGAAGCCTTCGGGCGTTTCGAACTTCTGATCGGGGAGGCATATAACTCCGGCGGGATCGCCCAAGCCGACGCTTTGCGATTGCGCGATCCCGAGGGCAACCGCATCGTGTTCCGCTTCGGTGTTCGCAATCAGGCGGGGGAGGCATGGCTTCGTGAGCATTCCTCATCGCTGGTGACCCGCATCGTCGATGATCAGCGCGAATCCCTCCGCACTGCCCTGACGGAAGGTTTGGCCGCCGGGCAGAACCCGCGAATCACGGCGCTCAACATCGTGGGGCGCACGAACAGGGCCACAAACGCTCGCGAGGGTGGCATCATCGGCCTCACGACCCAGCAGGAGCGCTTCGTCACTTCCGCCCGGCAAGAGCTGCTTTCTGGCGATCTTGCGATGCTTCGGAATTACCTGGGCCGGGCGCGGCGAGACAAGCGCTTCGACGCCACAGTGCTTAAAGCGATCCGTGAAGGAAAGCCGCTGCCGGCAGAGACGGTGCAACGCATTTCTGGCCGCTATGCCGATAGGCTGTTAGCGCTCCGGGGCGAAATGCTCGGACGGACGGAAACGCTCAATGCCTTGGGTAAGGCGCGAGACGACGCGATGAGCCAAGCCATTGCTTCGGGCAAGGTCGATGCCCGGTTCGTGACGAAGCACTGGCGCCGATCGCCGGCAGAGCATCCTCGGATGCAGCACACGATCATGTCGGGGCAATCGGTGCCTTACAATGAGCCGTTCGTGATGCCGGACGGAACGCGGATGGCTTTCCCTCACGATCCGAGGGCGCCCGCTCATCACACTGTCGGCTGCAAATGCCTCGTTGAATATAGGGTGGATTACATCGGCCAGTTGGTCGAGCAGCGCCGAGCGTCTTGATGGCCGATACCTTTGCTGCAGCGGTCGGCGATTGGGTGGAGCGCGTAAAAGGAGTGCACGAGGCGATATTTCGCGAGAGCGTGCAGCGCCTGGTGACTGAGCTCAACACGCTGGTCCCTGTTGGCAATACCGCCTTCCTGCGGTCTTCGCTACAAGCCTCGGCAAGCGCAATGCCGGAATTGGTTCGGCCCAATCCCGGCAAGGCCGATGAGAGGTTTGAAGCCGAGATATCGCTGGTAATAGCTGGAACCCAGATCGGTGAAACGATCTACCTTGGATATACCGCAGAATACGGCGGCCACGTCCACTACGGAACGTCAAGGATGGCAGGGCGCCCTTGGGTGATGATGGCGGCCCAGCGCTGGCCGATCATCGTGCAGGAGGTCGAGGCGGAGACAATGGCTCGCTTGGGCCTGAATTGATCTTCTCCAGCCTCAATAGGGCCGAGTAGGGGCCGACCATAGCCAACCTCAAGGCCTCGGCCCCGCGCTCGGTTTCCGTGCCTCGCTGGTAACGTGCGTCGGCGATCTGCCGCATGACGTCGTGCAGCAGCGTTTCGACTTCGTCGTCTGACATAGGTTTTTGATTGGCCATCGGCCAGGAGCGTATAGGAATGGCCGATCCAACGGAAGCAGTTATGGCGGCGCTGTTCGCGCGCATCATGACCTTGCCCAATGCGCCGCCGATAGCTTGGCCCAATGTGAGCTTCACTCGGCCAGCGGATGGTCGCTTTCTCCGGGTCCAGTTCGTGCCGAACGCCACAAATCGGCGCTTCATCGGCTCGGATGATCCGCACCAATATCTTGGACTGTTGCAGATCAGCGCTTACGACAAGCTGATTTGGGGCGAGCATTCGGTGCGGCAAGCGGCGGGGCAGGTGGCCGCACATTTCCCGACCGACCTCCGGTTAGGCGAGATCGGCGTGCGCATCACCAAGCGGCCCAACGTTTCAGACATGATTATCGAGGAGGACCGCGTTCAGGTCCCGGTGATGATCGAATGGGAGTGCTACGCCTAGCACTCCGGCCGTTCCGCGCCCCTTCGGCAAGGGCTCTCAGACATAGGAGGGCGATATGCCCACACTCTATCCCGTTGCCGGGCAGCGGATCTATATCGGCCCGGCTATGGAACTGCCGGACGACGACATGACGGCTGCCGATTTCGACGACATCGAATGGGTCGAGATCGATGGTTGGGAGACGCACGGCGCTATTGGCGATGCTGCGGCGCTTATCACCACGCCGCTCATTAACCGCGGGCGGGACATTAAGCAGAAGGGCACGCGCAACGCCGGATCGATGCAGAACAACTTCGCGATCATTCGTGACGACCCCGGCCAGATCGCGCTCATCGCCGCGTCGGTGACCAACCACAATTACCCCTTCCGTATCGTGGGGAATGATGCACCTGCCGTCGGCAGCGCCCCGACGCCATCCGAGCGTCTGTTCCTCGGCCTTGTAATGGGTGTCCCAGAGCAGGGAGGCTCGGCCAACACCGCGCAGCTGATGCAGAGCACGGTCGAGGTGAATTCCAATATCGTCCGCGTCGCTGCCGCAGCGGGCGCATAAGGAGAGACTTATGGCGACGAAAAAGACTGAAACCGCTGCTGAAGGGCCGATTGACCTCTCTGGGTTCGATGACATGGTGCAGCGCCAAGAGGAAGGCATTCTTGTGCCGATCAAGGGACCGGACGGGCGATCTTCCCTTGGGTTCAGCATCAAGGTTGCAGGACCGGATAGCGAGAAGGCTCAGGAAGCTCTCGACGCGATCCAGGCGGAGCTTGTCGAACAGGCATCGTTGGAGTCTGCTAGCGCCCGCGATATCGCTCAGCGACGCCTTCGCTATTTCGCAAAGGTCACGCTCGATTTCGTGCCTGACAAACGCACAGACGGCACCGTTCCCGATGTAGCGATTAAGCTCGACGGGGCTCCGCTGCCATTCTCGGAAGAAAATGCGGCCAAGCTCTATCAGCGCTTCCGCTTCATCTACCAGCAGGTGCAGACCAAGGCGGATACCCGTGCCGCTTTTTTGACCAGCTCACCGAGCGCCTAAAACATGGCGTAAGGGACCGGGTGGCGGGTCGCCGTGTCCGCCTCCCGCCAGCGGCTGAACGTGTATGGGAATGGTTCTGGCGACTCGACCGGACCCGAAACGGCAATGGGTATGGCCCCAACCGGCTGACCTATGTGGACATCAGGTCGGCCTTCGGTGACCGGCCTGAGGAATGGGAAACCCTGGCCCTCCTACTGATGGACGATGTCCGGATCGGGATTTGGGCTAAGGAGAGCAGTACCGAGCCCAGCGAACGAGCAGTGTCGCAGCGCGAGCTTTCGACCGAATTATTCGACGCCCTGTGGTCATAGACTGAGGTTTTGATATGGCTGGACCGACACTCGGGCTGAGCATTCAATCGCAGGAGGCGGTTTCCGCAGCTGCGGATATGGATCAGTTCGTGGCCTCTGCTGGCAAAGCAGAGCGCGGTGCCCAAGGTGTCGGTCGGGCTTCTCGAGAGATGGCAGCTGCTATCGGATCGGTGACCGCAGTACTCGCAAATATCGAGCGTCACACCAGTGCAACGGCCTCGGCCATGGAACGGGGACAAAAGGCTACCGAAATGGCCACCCGGTCTTATGGCCAGGCCGACCTAGTAATGCAGCGATTTATTGAACGGCAGACTGGCGTCGCGCGCGCAACGGCTCAATGGGAAGGTCCCCTCGCCAATGTATCCGATGAGCTGGACCGGATGCGCGCACGTTTTAACCCGCTATTCGCGGCCCAACAGCGCTTTGAATCCGCCACGGCCGAAATCAACCGGGCGCAACGCCTCGGCGCCATAACGGCCGATGAGGCGACGGCCGCAGTCATGCGCGAGCAAGCGGCTTACGATGGGCTAACCGCTTCGCTGCGTGCCAACCAAGCAGCCGCGACGGCTGCTCGAACAGTCAATGCAGCGCACACCACGAACCTCCTGTTCCAGGCGCAAGACATTGCCATGATGACGGCCATGGGACAGAACCCGATGATGCTTGCGATGCAGCAAGGCACACAGGTCGGCGGGGTTTTCCATCAGATCGGGAACAGCCGACAGATCGTCCAAGCCCTTGGCGGTGCTGTGATGGGGCTGCTCAATCCGCTCAATCTTGCCACTATTGCCGCCATCGGGCTTGGCGCTGCCGGCGTGCAGGCTTTCGTAGGCATGCTGAATAGCGGCGAGGATGCCACGCGCACGTTGGAGGATCACGTTGCTTGGTTGAGTGAGCTGTTGCGCGGCTACGACGAGCTGGAAAATGCCGTTCGGGACTATATCGAGGAGGCAAGTCGTCTTCCTGCATCACTGGCTCGACTAGAGATCGGCGGACAGATTGCTGAGGACCTGCGGTTACTCGAAATGGTGCAAAACCGGATCGAGAACTTCCGCATTCGCGATGACGCATTCCTGACCTTCGGCTCGATCAACGAAGACCTGGCCGTACTTCGCCAGATCAAGGGCGAGTTTGACGCCAACATCATTTCGGCCGAGGAGTTTGCCCAAAAGCTCCAACTGATCCAGATGAATGACAACGTCGATGCGGAAGTTCGTCGGATCGCAGGGGAGTTTTATAATGCCACCCGTGAGGCTGCTGAACTAGAGGCGCGGATCGGCGGAGCACAGATGGCCTTGGCCGGGCTTTCCGATGAGGCGGCCATTGCCGCCACCCGCATGGCCAATCTGCGCGCATCGTTCGACATGCTCGGAAGCGGCGATTTCACCAATGCCGGGCTAGAAGCGGCGCTACAGGCGCCGATCGATGCCATGGAGAAAATCCAGGGCATGGTGCCGGAGATCAGGACGCAGCAGGAGGTGGCAGCCGATTTGCTGGCCGAAGCCCTAAACAGCCCGTCAGCAGCCGTCAGAGATCAGGCCCAGGAGGCGTTCGATCAGTTCGTGCGGAATACGGACATCCTCACCGCCCGACGCGAGGCCAGCCGCTCCGCAAGGGGGCAATCGCCAACTGATCGTTGGGGTTCGGCCAATGACAACTTCCAGCAGCGCATCGATCAGCTTCATCTCGAAATCGAGCTGTTCGGCCAGTCCACATATGAGGTCGCCCGCCAGCAGGCCGCGTTCGATCTTCTGAACCAGGCTAAGCAGGCCGGCATTCCGATCACGGCCACCGTGACGGATCAAATCAATTCCATGTCGTCGGAATATGCCGCCGCAACGGTTCAACTTGAGATGATGGCCCGTCAGCAGCAGCAGGCGACCCAGATCAACAGCCAACTCGCCAGCGGGTTCTCCAGCCTGTTCACGGGCATCCTCGACGGCTCTAAGAGCGCTGTGGAGGGAATTGGAGACCTACTTCGGTCTCTGGGGCAATTGCTGATCAATCAGGCCTTTCAGACGCTCTTTTCGCCCGCAGCGGCTGGCGGCTTGGGCTGGGGCATTGGGGGT